CTCGATAAGCAGAATTCACATGGTATCGCGCCGTCGAAACACCTATTCCCATAGTTCTTGCTATCTTCCCGTAGGACACGCCTTGCTCTCGCATCTCCTGTGCCTTCACGATCATCTCTGGCGTCATCTTCATTTGGCGTCACCAGCCGACAAACGATTCTCTCCACTGACCTCAGATGGAGGAGGGGCATGTCCGATGACTTCCGATCCGTCCAATGAATAGATTGCGTTCGCTCTTTCGTCTTCCACAACGGGCAAATTCCATAAGAACGATCTTATTTCATTCGGAGACCAATACTGCTTGATTACCCTCGCGCCTACTTTGCTCATTTCCAATACATCGCCCTTGAGTGCCTCTATAGCACCAAGATCGAATACAAGACGCATTCCGCTGCCTGGAGGGATCAACGCTTGATTAAGCACCGCTTCGATGGTGTCGCATCGCGGGAGTATAGCATTCTCCCAATACAATCGGTACATTATATCAGAAGATGCGCGATTTGCATCGCGATAATCGCCCGCGACAATCGGTGGGACTCCATACGCCCCAAGAATCTCTTCCTTGCTGTAACGTCGCAGAGTTGGGAAGTCCATGTCCTTATGAGAGCTTCCAGTGGGCTTGTATGACATACCTTTACCCATAACTGCTGGAGTGAAAGCATTTTCCTCTCCCTGGTGGCTGTCGTTCCAAGTGTTCATGATCATCTCAACATCGGCATCATTGAGATATTGCTCTGACGACAAAATCCCATCAGGCCGTGCGCCTTTGGCAAAGAACAGCGTATTCCAATTGAGAGCCTTCAGGTCGCCAGCAATCACTATTCTCAACACCTGCGTCGGAGAGTAGCCGTAGAACGGACTCTCTGGATTGAAGGATCTAAAGTAAATCATATCCTCTGGCTGGTAGACAATCGCGCCTGTTGACCCAGTCCACACGTACCCATCAATGAGTCGTGTCGTTCCTGCCACTACCTGCATCTTGAGAGGATTGATGAGCGGCCAGAGGCCAGTCACCTTTTCAGGGTTGGTAGGGTCGTAGAGCTTCTCGACGTAGGCCATGCCGGTCAGTTCCATGTATGCCACAATCGCCTGTTTCAGCATGTTTCCTGAGACACCAGCCGACGGGCATGGATCGGCAAGCATGTCAAGGACGGGATCTTGTCGAATTACTCGTCCGCCTTCAATCGACGCCCATTTCTCCATCACGCCAGCGTAGGTCTTCGAGCGTGACGCTGCGTGGAAGTGTCGTGCGCTGAAGAACTTACGATCCTCCGCTGCCTGTTCCGCCTCGATGAGGACGAAGGGGACGTCGGCTATGGAGCACCCGATACGTTCGATGGCGGTAAATACCGCGGGATCCTCTTTGAAGGCATTGAAGATGTCTCTCAGCCCAGTAGGAAGGCCAACACGCCCGTCGTTGTATTGCGGGCGTTCGGCTCTTAGTAATCGGCTGGGGGTCATCTCCGCCTCTTTGACGGGGGTGCCTAATGCCCTATCCAGTATCTGCATGAACTTCGGCACTGGAATCCTCCTCTTCTATAATCTCTGCGACCACAACGCCAGATCGCTCGATGTCCATCTCCTGAATCTCGACATCCGTCGCCATGAATCCCGCTCCACCGCAATGAGGACAGTCGCTCCACCGCCGCGTCGGGGCCCCGCACTTGCATTTCTCTACCAGCCCGTCCTTCAGCAACACTCCCCAGAAGGCATCCATGAACTCGTGGAACGTTCGCATCGTCTCTTGCTTGTACTGTCTGTATCCGCGATTCTGTCTGTCTCCCTGATATATCATCAAGCCGCGGTCCAGCGTATCCTTCATCAGTTGAATCTGCTCATGAAAGATCCTGCTCGTCATTGTCTCTGCTACGCCCTCAGTCATGTTCACCTCTTCCGTTAGTCAACTCGCCCTAGTGCATCAATGAACTTCAGTGCCCATTTCTTGATCAGCTTCCACACTTTCGTCAGTCGTTCTTTCCATACAGACCATTGTGTGCGTGCTGTTGAATTCACAGACACCTCCGTTAATCAAAATGATATCTCAACACAATTGTTGCTGAGGCGTTCAACGTGTTCTCAGTCTTCATGCGATACCAGACTTTCTGCCCCGCTGGCACGTTCGGCGGCCTGAATCTCAATTGCGCATCCGGACCGATAAACTTCGTGCCGGACCCGAACTCATGGACATCCCAGATAGTGACGGCGTCATAAGTTGGGCCATATCCCAATTCAATCACATAAAGCACATCGGCTGTGTTTGTAGATCTAATAGCTAGCGCAGAAATATGCCCACCAGTAGCGTCAAAAACAGAACCTAACGTTGTCGCGCCACTGTCTGTTACCTCCGCCCATGTTCCAAAAGAGTCTATTGCCCCAGAAGTAAAAGTACATGTTAGGTCGATGTTGCTGCTCAGGTCTGGGAATAGATAGGAGCGATGATTTAGTTCTGTGTATATATCGTCAATGTATTGCGCTCTGGCAGCCGTATAGTTTGCTAATGCTGTTGCCAGTGCCGCTGTCCAAGCAGAAGCAAGTGCAGCGCCGTCAGTTCCGACCATCGTTGTCGGGATCGCGTCCAGCAACACCTGGAGCGGCGACAGGCCGTAGGTCTCGTTGTCCAGCCTGTCCGTCACAAGGCAGGTGTACAGAGGCTTTGCGGATATATCAGGAATGCCCAGCGCGGCAAGCAACGTCTGGAGGTTCTCCTGCCCCGAGTAGTCACCGAGATCTGCCTTGATGTCGGTGTCATGGATGACGAGAGCTCCCGCTGTCGCTGTTATGTCTACGCCGTTTAGATAGACGCTCACGTCAGCTTCCCTCCGTTTGTGATCGCTCTGTAGAACGCAGTGACTTTGCACACGTAGGCGGCTGCGCTCGGTCCCGTCTCAATCGTCAATTGAATCTTCGTGCCTACTGCAATATGTGTGAGTCCTGTCCAAGAGAGGCATGCTTCTGACAGAAGGTTCCCGATATCTCCAGTCGTCGAACTGATCAGCACTGCAGGAGTTGCGTCGTCCGTCTGGATCGAGATGCTCGCCAGGGTTCCGCCAGGAGCACCTGTAGGCAGCTTGATCATGAGTCCTTCAAGGGCGCAGTCTTGCACCCCGCCTGTGAGCAAATCGTAAGATCCCGCCGCCTGATAGAGGTTGATGGTCGTCTTTACAGGCTTGATTGCGTACGGATCTCGTTCCCATTTACCAACCATTGCGTCCTCCTAGGATTCCCGGCTCTCTGCAAAGACAGTTACCTCTTCCGCTGGACTGTCCGTTGGCACCACAGGGAAGTTGCATCGAATGATGCAGTAGGGGAACTTGTCGCCCGTTACTTCGTAGGCCGTTTCTCCTGCTGGTACGATGAGTTCGCTATCTTCGATCAGGAAGACATCGCTGTCTGTCGCCACGTCCTTGCCGGATGCTAATGCGCCGTACACCGTGAGAGTCAGATCCGTGTTGGCTGGGTTGTACGCGCCATACATCAGTCCGTTCTGTACTCGCATGTCGAGCTCTAGCGCGTGATAATCGGTGTCATCACCATCGAAGGTTCCTGACATCGTTCGAGGTTTAGTTGTCTGCCTGTACGATATATTGTCACCTAGCTCTGCCGCCGTGATTGAAGTGTCAGACAATTTTACCTCCTCAAAATAAAAACCCACCGACGAACGTTTTGTTCGCCAATGAGCGTTTCAACTACCTACTCTACCACTTAGTATAGAGATTGATTGCTGATTGTCAAGAGCCTATGCCTTATATCAATATCCCTAGTTCGTTGGGATGTTTGGCTCCTTTACTGAGATTCTCGATCGCCCATAGCGGCTGTAGGTTTGAGAAGTGGCACGCTCGCTTGAACTGCTCTCTGTCTGTTAGGTCGAACGATGAGAGCGGCTTGATGTGGTCGATGTGCCAGCCATCTAAACTCCAGTTATCCCAAGTCATGCCCGGTTGGAATAGCAGTTCCAGCCGCGCCTTCAATTCGACGAGGCTGCAGCCAAGATCTCTGATGGCGCTTCCGGCTTTGCGGGTTCCTCTGATTGCCCCGTATAGACGTGAACGCAAATTTTCCTGCATCTTAAACTGTATGTCCGTTGAGAGTCTCTCCTTCAACTGAGTGTTCCTCTTGGCTTTGAATTCTGGCGTTTGTCTGTAGGCTTTCATATGGGCTTTCATATGGGATTTGGCTTCTGGCGTTTGTCTGTAGGCTTCAGCATAGGCTGCGTACTTTTCTTTCCCTGCTAACCAAGAGGCTGCCCTCTGAGCACGTACCTTGCCAATATTCGCAGCGCGGTATGCCGCCTTTCTTGCATTGATTTTCTCGCGGTTAGTTGCTTCATACGCTGCGTTGTAGGCCCGCCTCTCTTCAGGATCTTTACGCGACATCGCTCACCATCTCCTCATGATCGCCAACGTTTTTTACGATGAACGCAATAGTTCGACCAGCATCCCACAGCAAGAGTCCTGCAGGCGTTCCAACCCATACGCGCCGAACAACGCCACGCTCAAGTTTTAATGTGACAAGACCTGAGTGGCCCGTGAACGAAACGTTCTGCAGGACGACCATACTGGTGTCGATTGAAAGCTGTCTAATCTCATCTCTGGTCAGGCTCAACGCTTCACCAGCTCTCGCAGTCCAGCAACGAACCTGAAAGAAGTTGGACAAATACCCCAAACTGCACTTGCATCATCGTGTTCAAACGTAGGGCTTCCCTTTTCAGGCATCCGAGGCGGCTGGAGTTCAATCTTGCCAGTTCCACGACAACCAGAACACACTGGCTCAGGATCGGTATGCCCTAAGCCGTCGCACTTCGAACAAGGATCCCAGCCTGTCTCCCTGACAGCCATGATCTCAGCAGACACGAGTTGATGCTTCATGTTCTCGGTGCCACCAATGGTGATCTCTAGTTGGACTATCCTCATCTGATCGGGATCGCGTCCGCTGCCTGGATTCTTAGTCCGCAGGATCTTGCACGACAGGAAGGTTGGCATATTTGGTGCTGCCTTCTTCTTTCTCGCCCCCAACTGCGCGAACGTACGCCAATCCTTTCCCTTCAGTACGGCGTCGAAGAACTCTCTTGCCAAGTCTAGTACTATCTGATCTCTTGCCTCTGTTTTCTCACTCATGGTTCTCCTCCATTGCTAGTATGAATGCGCGGGTGCTGGCCCCGTAGCGCGTTGTAGAACGTCTAGCAGATGTGCGATTAGTGGTCGCGTACTCCATGGATTTGCTTCCCACTTTCCGTCCCATCTCGCGTAGACGACAATACCAGATGATGCTCTCTCGCACGATGTAACGCAGTAGGCTTCAGCCACATCATCTCCACGTTCAGATAGGTGTCTTGGATAATCCGATGGGACTTCCCAGCTGAATATAATCCGTTCCTCTTCACCAATGACCTGCATTATTCTTACTTCATCTGCCATTACCATTCTCACCACCCAGTTGTTACCAAACGCCAAAGCACGCGACACAGCGCCGCCATTATGAACAATACAAACCACCCAGCAAAGAAGAAACACTCCCACGGTGCCGCCTTCGCAAGGAACCGATACTTCTTCGGGAGTTGGCTGATCGGTGTCACTCTAGCACGGAACCAATACGTTACCTGTGCAAGGATCGAAAGCCCGATGAAGAACACAGCCCCAACGTA